GAGGTTGTGGTAGCTGTCCAGCTTTTTCTTCAGTTTCAGGCCCCTTCTTCGTTTTCGTCGTCTTCATACTCACCTTCCGCTTTACGTTCAAGGTCTTCTACGTCAGACAATGCGATGTGAAGACCTTTTATAACACCACAAAGTTTTTGGTACTCGTCATAAGATTTAGCTGATCCAGAACCCAAACTATTCTGAACTCGTAACACTTCACTCGTTATGCTTTTTCTTAATATCTCAAATACTGTCATTGAACAGACTCCTCGTTAGCTGTTTCTTTTTCTTTCGGGTAATAAACCTCTACATAAGAACTGCAGGTTGGACACGATAAATTAGAAACTATAGAAAACTCTTCGTCCTCATCTCCTATATCATGATCTCCACCCCAAATCAATATAGTTCCACAGTGCCAACAGTTCATTTATCTAGTAGGCTCCTCTGGAGGTGTTGGTTTTTCTGGAGCCATAGGAGGTGTTGGTTCTTTTGGTTGATTCATCGCTTGTTGTAGTATCATTCGAGCTGCCGCATCGTCTGCTTGATTTTCTGCTTTTTGTTCGTCTACCAAAGCTTTTACTACTTGACTAGACTGTTTTTCCTCTAACTTAGCGTCCTCTGTAGCCGCTTTAGCTAAAGTTTGCATCTGAGCTTGTCTTTCCTGTGAAGCAATTCTTTCTTGTTCAACAGCAATCTGAGCTTGTTTAAGTGCCACATCAGCCTGATCTTTCTGTGCTTTACGTTGAGCATCTTGTGTCTTAAGCGCTAACTCTTGTTGTTGCATTTGTATAATTGGATCTTGTGCTTTTTGCTGTGCTTTTTGCTGTGCTATCTGCGCCATATTATTTTGTGATAGTTGCGTAGAAGCCTGTGCAATTAAACGAGAAACTTCAAGCTCCATATCTTCTGGTAGCTCTGCATCAGGTTTAGGTAACGGAGCACCAACCCGTTTCTCAATATCTAATCTATACTTAAATCCTAAATGCTCTGCCACATGCGATTGTAAAGCTGTTGCAATTAATTTAGCTTTTGGGTTCTGAGCAAGAAGTTGTCCTACGATAGGATCATTTAAGAAATTAGTATGAGCAAGGATATGTGCATCATGATCTTGATAAATAAATGCTTTCATTGGTTTTACCTTTAAAGCGTCCATATTCTCACTTAATGGGTCTTTAGGTTTAGCATCTTCTTCAATTGGTACAAGTTTAGCTGCATCTTTTATTCCTAATACATCTAGCATCTGCCTATGTAACTGAGGCATATTATATATCTGAGGAGCAGCTTGTGCCATTTGCATGACTGCTTGATATTGCACAACTTTCTGAGCCATTGTAGAAGAGTTAGGGTCAGATACAGGTAACACCTCCACCATGTCATAGTCTGATCTTTTAACAAACGGAGAACCATTCTCAGGATCATAGTTATATTTATCTGGAGTGTAGTCCCTAATAATGTCTTTTAATAACTTAAACTCCTGTCGCATAGAATAATGCACTCTAGCCTGCACGGCTGACATCACTTTAAGTGTACGCTCTAATATAGCTAGGGTTGTACCAACAGGGCTATTGGCTGACATATCTGCAACTTTTAAATCTGCTGCGCTTGCAAACCTTCTACCTTCGTCTACAATAGTCCCTAATAACGCATATAAAACCTGACTAGGTTCCTTATAAGGTAACGTCATAATATTGTCTTTAATTGACCCACTTGGCACATCAACATCTCTAAACTCTGCTGGGCTAATTGGTGTATCATCACCTTTTACTCGTAACCCTTTGGTTTTAAATCCCCCCGGTAAGTTAGATAAAGTTCCTGCATCTACAAGCTGTCTTATTAAAGAAGTACCCGATTTTGCAAAAGCCCCTATTAAATGTATTAAACCAAAACAATAAAACCCAAAACCCGGCACATAGCCATAATGCACAAAGTGATTTCTTTTCTTTTTAAGTTCATCGTCCGGTTGGTAATTTCTTCTAATCGCAAGCACTATACCTGTGCCTTTTTCTATAGTTACCACATAAGGTAATGCAATCCCTGTTTCTTTCCCATCCTTATCTTTGTCTTCATAACCGGGCAAGTTTAAATTCACGTGCATCTCAAGAATTTTATACCGATCATCATAAGAAGCAGAAAAGCCCATCTTCTCTGCAATCTTTTTCTCTATCTCATCTAATTCATCAGAAGGACCACCTAACTCAACATCTCTATAAAACTCAGATGTCTGTAAACGAGTAATTTCGTTTTCAGTCTTACGCATAACATGAGTTACACGCTCAGATGTTTCTAAGTCAGATGCCCCGTAAGGCACAACAATATCTTCAGCAGGTACAAATATAGATACCTGTCTTTCTAAACTAGGATCATAATAAACTTTTTTAAACGCATTGCCAGATAACCCAAGTCCCCATAACATCCTTTCATGCTCTGGTCGATATTCAACCATCTTCTCAGTTAACTGATAATTCATATCAGATCGAACACGATTTGCAGCTTCTCTTTTTTCTACAGAACTATCACCTATGATCTGTGTTTTAACAGGCCCTTGTGAAGGGAAAGTTTCCATGATTGTTTCAGCTTGAAATTTTACAAGCGCCTCTGTTAAAAGAGGGTGGTGTACACCACAAGACCCCGGCCAAGGCTCAGTTCTTTCTTCTAACTTTAAACCCAGTAAATCAAGACCATCTACATAAGTCTGCATCCAGTCTTTACGACTAGCAATATCATCATTAAAATCACCTAATAAATCTTCAGCAATAACAGACAACTCTGTGTCGTCCATATCTTCAGCTAAATTTATATTAAACTCATCAGGATCTTCTGCATCCGGGTCTATCTCGATCCGCATATCTCCAGCAATTATAGATACTTTTTCTGGGTCTTCAATTTCTATTTCAATATCAGGTTCCCCTAACCCAGCATTTGCTGGTGTAATAAGGGGTTGCTCAGGTTCCATTGGTTTTTCCATGCTATTAGCTGCCATAACTTTATCCTTTAATAATAAGGCTCTCTTCGCCCTTTGTAATTTAATTGGCTATCTTCTTCGTCTAAAAGAGAGCGCACATAACCTCCTTTTCTAAACCTCATTAAGGCTAGAGAAGTTGAATCTACGTAATCATCGTGTTCCCCAGAAGGAAAGCTTGCAACTTCCTCCATAACCTCCTCAGCCCAATGCAAATTAGGTATCCACACTAAACCTGATGCAAATAAATCAGAAACAGCGTTTAACCTAGAAATCTTGTCATTACCCCTACTAGGAGTAAACTCTTGAACGGGTATACCCATAGCCCTCATTTCATATATTAACGGAGCACCTGATGCTTTTTTCTCTATAATAACAGAATCAGGCTCCCATGACCTATATTGGTTTATTGCTTCTTTTTTTAACTCAGGAAACTCTAATCTATCACGAAATGCGTTAAGCAAAACAATATTTGCTTGTGGCGATCCATCAGGGCCGTCTTTATAAAACACTCCCCATGTCGTACAAGCAGAATAGTCCGCTCTTTGTGTCTTTTCAAACGCTGTATCCCACGACATTAGGATAAAATCGCATGCTGGGGGGTCTTCTTCCTCCCATCTTTGCCACCATTCACGTTTTACAATCGCAGAACTCTCAGATGTGGGGTTTTGTTGGTACTGAGCCATCCATTTTGAGTTTGGTAGCTCATTTTTTAACACTTCTAGCTCTTCAAAAGGCCAAAACTGAGGCCAAAGTGGGTTCCCGCTAGGTAAAATCGCAGGGAACTCTATTAATTCCCAGTCTTCTCCCGACCTTTGTATAGAATTTTTAATAATTTGCCCCGTTAAGTCTCTTTTTGACCACCTTGTCATCACTACCACTATGGCTCCACCCGGTTGTAAACGCTGTCTTGGTCCAGATGTGTACCATTCATAGGTTTTATCATAGATTTCCGGGCTGGTTTCAGCTAAGGTCGCTTCTTGCTCCGAATGAGGGTCGTCAATAATGAGGATATCCGCACCTTTACCCGTAACAGCACCTCCAACACCGATAGCAAAGTAGTCTCCTCCTTGGTTGGTAGCCCAACGCCCAGCCGCTTTTGAGTCAGCTTGGAGTCCAACTCCTGAAAATATATCTTTATACGCTTCAGAATCAACAAGATTTCGTACCTTTCTACCAAACCCCACCGCAAGTTCTGCAGTGTGGGATGTTTGAATTACTTTTTTCTCTGGGTATTTACCTAAAAACCACGCTGGTAGCAAATAAGACGCAAATTCACTTTTTGTATGTCGTGGCGGCATATTTATTATAAGTCTTTTTATCTCTCCACGAGCCACTTTTTCAAACGCTCGTGCCATCCTTCTATGATGAGCACCATAAATAAAATTAGGCCAGACTCTTTTAACAAACTCTAAGAAATCATGTTCCGCCCCCTCCTTTTGAACAGCGTGTTCATATTCTACAAGTGTCTTATATAAGTCTTGTAGCTGCAGTTCAGGCAGATTCGGTAATTTCTTTAGTAGATTGTGAAGTTCCTGATTCGTTGGCGTTGCCTCCATCATTGATCGCATCTAGCTCCTCATCAAGTGAATCTTTTATCTCGCTTACGTCTTGTACATCTAACTCTATAAGCCGACTAATTTTCTCTTTTATTAACCCTTGCAGTGCATCAGCAGATTTGTGAGACACCGTAATTTCTGACTTCTCAGTGAACGCTCCCACATCAGACATCTTACCAAGCAACTCCAAGGCTTTCAACTCATGTTTAGGATCACCACACTGTGATATTTCTAACAGCCTATTATGTATTAAGTTCCTAGTCTCTGCAGCATCAGATACCAAAGAGTTTGAATATTGTTTGACGTACCCCGAAAGAGCCAATACCACAGCAGGTTGCGTAAGCGACTTTGGGGTAACGTCCGTTTGAAAGTTCTTAAACAACTTCTCCGCTTCTTGCTTATCTTCCTGTGTTATATCAATTGTCTGCGAGTGTTCTTTCATAAGGCTCGCTGTGTTTTCTGCCACTTCCAACTCTCCCAAAGGTGTCGGAGCTTTCTCAATTGCAAAATTTTCAGGTACTGGGTATTTATTATTAGGTTGTATGTGTATCATTTTTACTTTTTGTTGCTTTATAGAGGGTTTTTTCGTATTTACACCCTCTGGAATCTTTTTGCCGTTCAAACCATTCAAAAGCTCCGTTAGGTTTTCTGCATTTATATATACAAGTAACTACCCTAGGAGCATCACGATTAAACTGCTCTAAATAATTCTCATGCACCCACTGCAATATACACTCATACGCTTCCGATTTTGAAGGTGAGGAGGGTTTTGCGCTAACAGAACTAATCAAAAGCAAAGCTGAAAAAAGCAAAACTAAAAAAATAGTGTGTAGCATGAGTATAGGACCCAAAATAGATGGGGGTGGTTTCGTATATATGGTGTATAGCATACTAGGCAGAAAAAGGCAAGGGGGGTACCCCTTCAAAGCTGAAAAAAGTATTCTAATGTGCAAAATAGTATGTAAGTATAGGTGTTAGGTTTTTGTGTATTTGGGGGGTGCCCCTTGGGGGATCCGACTACACAAAAACCCCTCATACCGAGCTTGCGAGCATTTAAGCTTTTACCTTTATTATCGAGCTTTAGCTCGCATTTATATGCTTTTAAACGAGCTTTAGCTCGTCCTAATGCCGAGCTTGCGAGCATTTAACATTTTTTAAAAAAAAATTCTGACC